TTCCAGCCGGGGTAATCGCAGATAATATAATTTCTGCTTGCGCTCTAATTGTAGTGGCCACTACAGAAGATACTATTGGCTGGGTTACAATGATACTACCCACAACCGTGATTGTTTTGCCTGTAAATGCAGCCGTTACAAATTCTGGTAATATCACACCACCAATGACAGATACTTCCCTACTCGCAATTGCAGCGGTAACAAAATTAGGCATAACAGCATTGCCTGCAACTTTTACAATTCGTTTAGCAATTGCATCCGTAACAATGTTTGGTAATACAACAACGCCTACAATTTCATTAATTTTACTAGCAATTGCAGCGGTTGTAAATGCTGGTAGAATTACCTGGCCAATGGTGTCAATACTTCTTTTTGTTATTGCATCCGTTACAAATTCCGGTAATATTGCCTGTCCGGTAACTTTTATAATTCTTGCACTAATAGCGTCTGTTACAAATTCTGAAAGTATTACTTGACCATCAACTTTTATAATTCTTTCAGCATTTGCAGCGGTTGTAAAAGTTGGAAGAATTACTTGACCGTCAACTTTTATAATCCTTTCACCAACCGCATCCATAATAATGTTTGGAAGAATTACTTGACCGGTAATAGTATTAATTTTTTTCGTTTCAGCCGCCGTTACAAATTCCGGTAATATTGCCTGTCCGGTAACTTTTATAATTCTTGCACCAACCGCTGCAATTGTAAAAGTTGGTAGAATTACAGCGCCAGATACATCAATAATTCTTTCAGCATTTGCAGCGGTTATAAATGCTGGTAATGTGACTGTAGCCGTGATTGCACTTGTAGAATCAAACGACACAGAATCCACGTTACACGCCGTATTCTTAACCATCTTAATTTCGAAGGCAAAATAACGTTTGTTTATATCTGATAGTGCTTGAAAAGTGGCTACAGACACATAACTGGAATAATCACCCATTGTACCGCTATCATTGCTACTTTTATATCTGATAGTTAATGCCGGGCTACCAGTCGATGATACTGCAAATGTTGAACAATCTAGTTTTTGATTCGCTCCAATATCCATTATCGTAGATGCAGAATCATGGATTATAAAAGTACCCGTTATTTCTCCATTGCCTTCTAGTTCAAAAACACTGACAATTAAACTGGCATCCCACGTTGACGATACAGTAAATCTGAAATACCTATATGCTGTGATATTGATAAATGTGTCCTCATACCAGTCAGCATTATCAGGATGTTGTCCTGCTGTAAGGGATGTCCAATCCGTACTATTATTACTACCATAAAAAACATAATCTTTCACACGAGAATGACTAAGATAATAAAATGGCAATACGGTAATGCGAGTGGGTGTTGCTGTGTTGGCAACACCGAGATCATAAGTTAGATAGTGCGGAAAAGCCGTCGCCGCCGAAGCCCATCTCGATGTATCGCTACCATCGAAAGCATTGGCACTTGCAAAATCACCTGCGTAGCTACTATCAGCGCCAGAAGTGCCACCCGTGAATATAGAATCAAGGTTCAAATCTACCGAATCATTCGATACCGTAGTATTGGATACATTAGTAAAATTCGCATCTAAAGTAAAATCATGAGTGGTCATAAATAACCTTACTTATTCTTCGGACAAGATTCCGGTTGCCTTGTTTCTTTTTTTTGATTTGCACTTGTGACAACAACTGTTGCTGACGTTGTCACTTTAATTTCAGGAACTATCATATTTTGAATTCCTTTCTTATTTTTATGCAGCTTCCAAAGTCATGGATGTGACGCTTACGGTATCACTTGCCGCAATAGTTAGACTGGACATTATAAATTCTGTCCCAGACGTACCACAAGTAGCCGTAAAAATTTCAGTGCTATCGCCATCTTGGATACTAGCATGGGCAATGATACCGCCAGTTGCGCTTGAATCATCTGTAATCGCCGCCGCCGTAGCCTTGCCTGCCGTTGCCGCGCCAAAAGCTGTAACACTAAATGCACAAGTGGCTACTTCAACATCACCAGATGTTTGGAATTCGATTTTACCAACACCCGTACCACCATCAATTAAATCCACAACTGCATCCACCGCTGCATTTTTCGCCGCTGTTGAAAGAGTAGACATTTTAATTCTCCTTAATTAAAAATAAACAATTCAAAAACAACACATTTTACATTTTTACATCGTTTATCATTTTTAAAATTTGTGGTGCTAATTCCTTTGCAGGATCTTCTAAAAACTTTGCTTTTTTTCCAGTTTCATGTTTTGCATCTAAATTTTCATGTACATATATAGCATAGGAAGTCGTATAGCCAATTGTCACTTGTGTTTTGAATCCTTTACCATCTGACCTTGTAAACGCAGAAGGCTTCAATATACCTAAATCAACTGGTACTATCTTTTGACTTGCCCTTTGAATTTCTAAACCACCTAATTTTAAATTATCTTCTATTCTTCCACTTAATTTAAATACAGTTCTATCTAACTTTTTAAGAACATTTTTTAACCCGGTTATCTTAGAAGTTTTCATATCCAAACCCCTACAAATAAGCTTGCCGGAAAAATTCTGTATTTCTTATATTAGGCATTTTCTCAAAACTTATAATTTCAAAAACACTTTCGTTATTGCTTGGATCTACAATGTCAAGGCAAGATTCTAACGTTCCTAATTTTAAAAAACCGCCTATTTCAACATCGGAAGATACCATTACTTTTGCCTTGGAAAGTTGTTTTGTTCCGTCTGAATTTAAAACTTCTGTCAACATATCTTCCCACCGTACACTTAATTCAATTGGTAGGGATACGGTTGCCTGTCCATATTTATCTATGCCGGAAGGCTCCCAATATACAGCCGTCTGTTTTAATACCTTAGTTATAATACTCACGCGACAACCCCTTCCGGATGCATTTCTGCATTAATTGAAAATATTAATTCTTCAAATCCAACACCCTTATGAATCGTCGTAATTCTTGGAATCTCATTCTGTAAATAAGAAATTTTCCCAAGATAACTTGAATAAACTACGGATACCGTTGCCGGTGATTCCTTATCAACTTTTTTTAAAAGCTTTTCCGCATGTGCTAAATTTTGCCAACCTAATCCCAACACAACACAACGGAATTTATTATTTTCTAAAAATGTCATTGCCTCTTTTATGTTTGCTGTTTCAACCACATTTACACCAACAGAAAGTGCCCAACGTTTTATAAATTCACGCATAATAATATCCGACTCAATAATTAAGATATCGCCGCGCGTATGCAAAGATCGAAAGCGTCGACCGACATGTAAAAAGTTTTTAACCGTACTATCCATTTATTTTCTCCTGCCGCTTTTCGCAGCGATCCATGGATTCATTTACAGTTGTCAATACCCCCGTGCATTCGCTAACGACTGCTATCATTTCTGCATGATGTTCTTTATTCATTTTCTCAATCAAGGTGTCTTTTGCGTTTACAGTTTTTTTGTAATCCATATAAAAGCGGACAAGGGCATATGCAACAAAAACAGTGGTTGCCCATCCTCCATATTGCTGCATAATTTCCATGCAGCTTTTTGCTGAATCTTCCATGCCTTCCCCCATTATTTTTATTAAGTATCACTGAGACCAAGCCAATCTACGCTAACTGTTCGACCGGCTGTACCCGACTTTATCTGTGCATTCCATGCAGACAACCCGCCCGTAGTATCTAGTTGAATTGCTGTTTGGCCATACATAGAACAATCAAGGCCAAGGTCTACTTTAAATTGAAAACTTTGAGAGACGCTACCAGCCGCTTCAGAATTTACCCGGTTATCTCTAATAGTGATTAAATGAGCTGCAAGCCAAGTCTCTACAATCGCTGCATTAGCATCCGTGATATCAGTACAATGAGCCGTAACCATTGAGCTAGCAGCATCAATAAAAGGGGAAAGATCGGTAATTTCCGTAGATACGTCGATGATCTTTCTTATTTCCGCATCGGTAGTAAAAGCCATGGAATTCCCTTTATTTAATTTGACTAATTTTTATTTTGTGGCTACTATTCCAGCAATCTACCAATGCCGCATACCACCCCGCTTTTATCACTACTGCGCCACCTATATCTTTCTCAAATACAGCATCTGGAAAGCCGTCTACGATCAATGGAATCTTTTTGTTGGTAGCTATTCTCACAACCCCTTTAGCGGACTCTGACAAAGGAATGGGATCATTCAGGACTAGCTGATTTTTTTGTTTTATTCCCATTGTGCAACCTATGGAAACTAGCGTAATAATCGCCATTAGGATCGGTAGCAATACCACTTGTTTTTTTGACATTGGTCTTCTCCGCTGGCGTTGTAGTCATGTCCTTAAACACTTTTGAAAAGATTCCAATAATCAAGTCTTTTAAAAAATTCAAAAGCCAATTCATCTTGATCATTCCTTCTCATTTACGACCTTGTCGAAAGTAACGCTTTTATCAAAAACAATATTTTCATCATTTACGATTACAGCGTCTTCAATCTTTTCCAGTTGGTACTTGGCAATTTCTTCCCGCAAACTATCAATATCTTTTTGAATACTGGCAACAGTTTTCGGAATATCTGGATTCGTATTAGGATCTTTATCCATGTACAAATGAATTGCAGATGCAACCGCAAAAACAATTGCAATGATATAAAAAATAATTTTCATACCCGGTTTATTGACTTCCATTTTCTTCTCCTTCAAAAAAAGTTTTAGGATCTTTTTTGGGAAAACATTCCAAAGCAGAATCAGGATTTAAATTGATAAATTGAACGTTTGGCCAATAATCCAAAAGATCAGAAAGGTATTCCGCAACCACATTCCTATATCTCTCGTAATGAATTTCAGTCGGGGAATTCAAAAAATTAGAATGCCAATTACTCGATCCATCGTCACTCAATTTCATGTCAAAACCAATAAGAAAAATTCGTTGCACGCCTAAAATCAATGCCAAGTTTATTGCAGCCGCGCCCGTATTCCCATTCCATCCTATTGCATCTTTATGGAATCCAGAGGTTTTCCGGGGCATAGAATATACCCACTCTAAATCCTCATTAGCCAGCTTTTCACTATTCGTTATAATTGGATTCAGGAATTTTCGTAATTGGATTTTATGGAAATCAAACCACTTAGAATCGCCAAAAAATTCAATATCTACAATCTCGGAACCAAACAAAAAAGCATCATTGCAACCAATAACTTTTTTATTTTTCAGGCATCGAATAGGGAACGACTTTACGCTGGGGCCGCCCCCAATTATATATACATCTTCTTTATTCCAAATCGGGGCTAATGACCATTCCATAATTTATCCCTTTTACTACTTGGAATCTGGAACATCACACCAATTTTCAGCGGCTGATATAACTCCGTAAATTGAATTTTTCAAAAGGCGTAAAATCTTGGGACTTACCTTGTCTTGAATATTTATTCTCGGAACTGATATACTTGCCAACACAGCGGCAAAATGAGGACGATAATAAATAGGAATCTTCAAAATTAATACATCCATCAATTCCCGATTAGTGACCGTTGACATATCCCCTGTATTGAGAAATATATCAATTTCTGTAGCAATCCTAATTACTTTAAGCATGTCCACAGAAGTCATACCAGTACGTTCTGCAGTGACCGTCATGGCAATATCAGACGCCGTCCGTACCGTAGCAGCTTGATAATTTTCAGTGTATGACGGGGCTTTACAGCCCGATACCAATACTGACAAAGTTACAAAAAATAAAATCATATACTTATTCATTTCATTCCTTCCCTAATGCAAAATGAATAATTAATCTTCACATTGACTTTTGATAAATGGTATTACTAATTTCTTTGTCATACCCTTATCATTAAGTGAGTTTTCAAGATCGTCCGCGTCATATACATAATATTTACTTTTGTATTTGTATACCGACAAGCCTGTTTCTTCTGGGCTGAAATTGAAAAATTCATTTACACAATCGCCATTGACTTCAATTTTTTCTTCAACTGGCGGCGCTACATTTGTTACTGCTATTGGTACTTCAATTTCTTTTTTCTCTACTTCTTTTTTTGCTTTTGACTTCTTACTTTTTTCTTCTTTTGGAATATCATTAAGAAGTGTAAATTTGTTTGGCCACTTTTCATCAAGCCTAATATCAGATTCCAGCTTTACAGGAGCCTTGTAAAAATCCCCCGACCGCGTATCGACATAACTACCTTTTATCAACTTAAATTTATACATTTGTGTTCCCTTTCCTTAAATTTTAAAGTTTGGCGGGATAAGATTCTAAAGAGAAAAATACCCCGCCATACTCAAAGCAAATTAACTAAACAGTACCGTGTACAATACCAGTATTACTGTTTTGATCGGCACGAAGTTGTGGTAACATAATGGCCATCACCTTAAAATTAATTTTCATGCCGCCATTACTTTCCCACTGGACAGTTGTGATATCCATACCCACAACTTCCCGCACGACATCGGAAGTCATTTGTACAAGAATCAGGTCATAACCAGTGAGATAATCCAACATCTTAACATCGGAAATATTGTCAATTCGACGAAGGCGATCCGCCAAAGTATCATCCGAATATGCCTTGTATTCATCGTTCATATAACGTGACCATGACGGGCCATAATACAAATACCAAGGGCCATAATGATATGCATCCATGGACGATTGAACCATACCAAGAACTTCTGATACCGTATCAGCAGCAGTCCATCCACTGGCTACTGGACTCGTTATAGTTGCAGCAATTGAACTATCATAATTCGTATACCCATAAATATTGCCACCACCAAAAGCACATCCAAGAGTATCATCACCAATCAAAAGACGTTCGGCAATTTCAGCAACCCGGCGCGAAGCCAATTCCGCCGTAGTAGTATCGAGTGGTGAATTTCCATTACGACTCGCTGCAAGCTGACGCGCGGTAAATGAAAAATCCTTGTGAATAATTGGCAAAGGCATATTACTCAATTCGAATACCGGACGATCTCCGGGGCCATTTTCAAGTCCATCCATCGTAATACTAGCGGCTGTGATATCACTCTGCGTTTCAGTTTCCAATACCGTTTTGCCCATACCGTTTGGAATGGTATATTGAAGTCCCATACTTCGCAAATCTGCAACAGCTTTGAGGCGCGGCTTTGCAGCTTTTACGATTGCGGAATCCAAAATCTTCCAATCGTCTTTTCGCAACGTTGCGGTCGCATTAATCAATGGAGTAGCCGTAGCAATGCCAGACTGATTCGTAGTAACATAATGCCGCCCGTCATCACCAATATAAGGACGGAGTGCATTTACATTAAATCCAGTCTGCAAAAGTGTGGCAGCTACATTGCCCGAAGCATGCCCGTTATGAATAAAATCCATGTTATTCTCCTTCAAACTTTCATTAAAAAATATTAAATCCAACGGACATGGACAAGCGTATCCACATCACCGGAATCGGTTAGATCAGCGGCTTCCAAAGCAACACACAAGGGTTTGTAAGTACCCGTCTTTTCCTTGAATTTTCCATCGCCAGCGGACATAAGATAATCGCCGATTGCAATATCTTCATCGACTGCGACCAACACTTGGGATTCACTTCCGGGCAGCTCAATACCGCAATCACAAAGAGTGGCCGCCGTATAAATATCGGTTACAGTCTCACCCTGCAAGGCATCCTCGTAAGCAAGAATACGTTCGCAATCACCACCTTCGGTAGCATGTACGGTCAAATCGCCAGAACTATCCAGCATCAACAGCATGCCCGGATATGGAGTCTGCGCAGCGGCCAGATTAAGGCTCTGCAATTTCCGATACTCACCCGCGAGATGAATTGTATTTGCACTCATTTTCATTTCTCCTTACTCAATTTAAAAATCAAAAAAACATTTTAAAAATTCAAAACTTAAAAACTATTCAGCGTCAAAATTCATCACAGGGGCTTCAAGCGGTTTTTCCACTTCGCCAGTAGCATTTGCAACCGGAGCCAGACCGGCATAACTTACAGTAGCCTTTTCGGCTTCGTCGCTACGCGCAAAAGATGCAATGGCCGTCAGGTCATTCACAGACATATTGGAAAGTTGTTCCTTGGTAAAAATATTTTTTGTATTGGCTATGATTTCTTCAATTAATCCAGATTTCTTAGATGCATACGTCTGCAAACTTTCTTGCAAAACTTCCCTAATTTCCGCTGGCGCATCTGCAATAAATTCGTCCGCAGTTTTTTCCGAATTGCTCACAGGCGCTTCACTCACAGGGGGTTTTTCTTTCTTGTCTTCTGAATCTTCAATCTTTTTAACTTCCGGCTCTTTCTTTTCGTTTGCAATTGGAGTCATTTTTTCAAGCTGATTTTCTTCGAGACCTTCCAAAAACTCGCGGTCGGCTTCAACCCACTGCGTTGCCGTATTACTAATCAACCCCTTTACAAATTCTGCCTTGTCCATGTTAATCTCCTCTTTTTCAAAATTAAAAATAGCACCATTCAAATCTTCATAAACAATTTTTCTATCGACTTCAACAGGGTTTTCAGAAAATTCCACCTTTCCTTGCACTACTAAATATTTTTGTCTATAATATTTATCCTCCTTTTCAAACACAAACCAATCATCGTAAATGTTGTCAATCCAAACATCGACATTCTTATTTTTTATGTCTAATTCAGCACGTAAAGATTGATGAATTTCATTATGACTTGTCTCATTGGCCACACCTAAATATTCTAGTGCTTTTTCAAGCTCATTACGATTTGCAGAATTTGTGCGAAGCAGCCCGGCGCCGTCTGCAATTGAGCATGCACCTATCTGGTCTGGAAGTATTGCTAAATGATCTGGACGATAATTTCGAGCAATGGCATTGTATGTGGTGCCATTAAACGTACCTTCAATGACTTCATTTTCGGTAAATAATCCGGTGGATACTTCCATCATTTGATTATTTACCACGGCATCCATTACCCGGGAATCTACTTGGCCAATACGTTCTTTTTCTAGCCATGCTTCGGCTTTTAGACGTTTGCCGTCAAAATTAGTATTCATAATCAAACCGATTTTATGAGTATTAATTATTTCCTGATCGCAAGCGGACAGAGCTTTTCCATTCATGGTAGGATGATATACGACTACAGGCTTGTGATTCCAGACTTGTGCAAATTTTGATAATTCTTCGGCTGGATAATATAATGATCCGGACGATCCATTCAGCACGCCTTCAACCATCATAATCATAGGTACGACTAAATATTCCCGACCTTCCATCGTCTCATTACGCACAATTCCGGTCAAATTAGTTGTGATAAATTCCATGGAATCACTCCCTTTTATTCGTATTATATTTAAATTCTATGTATACATATAAAAAGTATATAGTGAAACGGTGTTTTGACAAAGATAATTCTTTTGGAATATAATCGGAGTGTATTTTGGTAGGAATGGAATGGAATAAAAACGGTCGCCTAAGTAGGAAGATTCCCTAGGCGACCGGTGATTTATATTTTTCAGATGTTCAATTGGTATTCTATATTTTTAACAGCTCATTTGTTTTTTCCTTTACTGATTCCGCATTCCTAATCTGGAATGCGAGCATTTCGAAACTAACCATAACCAGAATGTTTTTGTTGTGGCATTCTGTTTATTCTCCTTATGAAACTCAAGTATTTCTTTTTCCGCATATGCCACACAAAAATTTGCTAGAGGTTATTTTGAAAATTTATTTTTCCTTATCTTTTGCTAAGTCAAATTCTTTTTTCCTTATCTTTTGCTAAGTCAGATTCTTTTTTCCACAGAGAAATTAATTTTTCCATCCGGTCATACATTGGCGTTCCCTGTCTTGAAATGCCTTGGAGCAAGCCCACTAATTCATTACCGGCATTGGTACCAAACAACCCAATCATTAGCCCTTGTCCAGCGTCAAGCAATCGTGGCGTGTACCCGCTTTCCAGAATATGTCGATATTCTGTATTGACGGCAATCCATTTTGTATATTCAGAATCCGTAAATATAGCAGCTTGAAATGTTTCTCCATATTGATCTTTCATATCCACTGTAATACCTACATATTCGATATTTACCCCTGTTAGATTTTTTGGAATTACCGCTTCCATATCTGGCGTAATACAATCATTGCCCACTAGATAATCAGTTTTACTATTATACGATACCTTTTCATTTTGGTAAAGAATTTCCATCAAGTGAGTACTGCCTACGATTTTGACTAGTGGCCGTTTAAGCATCCAATTAGTATTGGTAATCCAATCTTTTGTAGCCATGATTACAGTACTTGTTTTACGTACCTTGATTTTATCCATTTTTACCCTTCCAAAAAATAATTTTCCCGATGAATGTCTCTTATCTTAACTATTACCAGTATAACCCACAATTTCACAAAGTCAATAGGAAAAATAATTTTGTTTGAAAAGATTTTTAAAATTTATTCATCTATAGCCTCTTTAATCACAATAAGAGACATTACAATAACCATAAATAATCCCATGGTGGCGGAATAATGATTTTGTGTGACAATATAATCTATACCATGCAAAATAAAATTTGCAGCCAGCATTATCATAACATAAAAATTAAAGGGAAGTTTTACTTTCATTGGTCTTATCCTCATTTGCTTTTTCAAAACATAAATAATTATTACAAATCACTCTTACGTACTTTCATCATCTCTTCTCTTTCCCTAATCGTACCAGAATATTGATATCCTGATAATAAAGATTCTAATTTTTTATATGATAGATAAAAATGAGTGCGAAAATTATAAGTTAATGGAATACACAAAAAACATCGGTCACTATCATCTCCAGTAAGACTATTGATATATTTGGCAACTTTTAAATCTTGTACTTCCTCAATAATTTTGGCTAATACAAAATCAAACTCATAACCATTATGTGGAATGGTTCGAATAGCCTCATTATACATAAATTCTGTAATAGGTGCCAACTTAACAATAACAGGCATTGGTATCGGAAATATACAATTAGGCTCAATATCCGTAATAATACTTGTAACGCCTATTCCAATAAGCTTACTGATATTAGCAGTATCTAGCTTAAGCAATTCCATGGCTCTATCTTGTTTGTTTTTTCTTTTTGTATTATGTATATAATTGAGTACATTTTCATAATCACCTTCAAAAGAATCATTTACTAATTTTTCAAACTTGGCAAGCAATTCAGAATTCATTTTACCCTTTCCTTTTTTCTTTTTTGAGGGTTCGATTGCTTTATTTCAGGCGCAAGTAATTCTTCTTTTTCGTAATGTTTAAGCAGGAAATTATTAAATGAAATGCTTCTTTGCAATTTTATAAATTCATCAACCATTTCTATATTCTCTATACTTAACCGGGCAATTTGCTTTTGAAAAAACTCTTTTATTTTATGTGGGTTTTTCTCTAAATCTTCGCGGTCTTCAAAATTCTTTTTTTTCTCTTCGGCCAATAATGGTACCAAAATTCTTTCCCATTCGTCCGGATATTTTTCTTTCCATTGTTTGAAGTTTAAAATTTCAAGATCAAAATTACCTTTTAGGTTTGGCATTGTTTTTCCTTACAAAAAATCACAAACAAGAAATGACGACAACAAAAACAATAATCAGGGAAGCAACGCTAAACACAACCCGTACTCGCTTTTTATTTTCCAATTGAGCATGATTCCAGTCATTGGCATAGTGCTTAAATAGCGCACCAACTCTTTCTGACTTATTATAGCATTCACGCATATATTTCATTTTAAATTATTCCTTTTTGCCTGCAACGGCATCATAAAGAGAATCCAGTGCCTTATCAATTTTATCGCTATTTTCTGATTCAATTTCTTTTTTTGTTTTTGTGTCAGTAAGCAAAGCAACTAATTTTGCCCTCGTCTGATTATCTTGTATCAGCGCAAATTCATTATCTGAGTGAAAAGTATCTGCATTTAGTAGTATCCTGATCAATTCATTTATTCTATCCATTTCAATCCCCTTACTCACTTTTAAGATATTTCAGATAGGCACTTGTGCCCTTGTCCGATTCTGATAACCTTTCGATTGCCCGAATTTTTCTTTCTTGCATTTCTACTTCCCATTGGTATTTCGGATTAAGAATAGGTTCTTGTGGTATGTTGTTTGGAATTTCTTTTTGAATAATCATCATCAATAAAATTAATGTTGTAATCGCTACGCCTATACATATTGACATGACTACTGTTTGTTGGTGTACTCTTCCATTTCTCATTTTATTTTTCTTCCATTTCTTCATTTTATTTTTCTTCCATTTCTCTTTTACAACAGATTTTAAAAATTTCATGGCAGTAGGATAATTAAAATAATCCCCGTCAATACAGATAGTGGGCAGTTGATGAAATGGATTCCCATGATATGCACACGCGGCCATAAGCCCCACACTTTCGTCTTTTTCCCAACCGTCATGGATTGTTAGATAGGTACTCAATTCTTTTTCTTGGTATGAAAAACCCATACTCTGAATATGGGCTTTTGCGGAATCACAAATTTTGCAACCGGGCTTTGAATACACTGTGATTTCCATTTATCTTTTTCTCCTCTGACAATCTATTATAGCATTCACAAAATTATTTTTTTACCCTTAACCAGCAAATTCCCTCTTTTTCATGTGCTATATTATGCCTAACCCCTTCTGTAAAAAAGGATTGTAAGGCTTTAGTAACTCCTCCACAAGCATAATCATGACCACATATCATCCCGCCCGGTTTTACTTTTGGCCACCATAAACGGATATCAGATATAACACCCGCATAACTATGATCCGCATCAATGTATACAAAATCAAAATGTTCATCGTCCCATCTTTCTGCATTCTCTTCCGACGATTCACAAAATAATTTAAATCTACCCGCAAATGGTTGTAAAACTCTGGCGGAATGATAGCGCCATGCCGTTGCCAGTTTATAATCTCTGAATTTAGCTGGTAACATTCCAGTAGAATTTAAATATTTCGTATTCCGCTCAATGTGTTTTTCCCACAAGTCAACACCGACAAAATTTAATTTGCTATGTGACTGTAACATTTTTACAGAATGGATTGCTTGATGGACTCCTATTTCTGCCCCGCGAATTGGTTTATCTTCGAATAATTTTCCTATGAATGTCCCAAACCGTTTATCTGATTTTTCGAATTCTTGGATTGCTTTTTCGTTAATCATAATTATTTTTCCTTTCAATTTATTATAAGTTTTACAAGATTTTATCTCTACATTGGTACATAAGGTAGCCATGCACACCGGCAAGCAGGATGCAATGGTATCATACCCCTTGCCTCTTTGATCGTAAAAACACTTCCCTCCATATCAGCACAAGCAGCACATACCCTATTATCCCCAGCCGTAGACCATTCCGCCATTGCTCCTAATTTTTCTACCCCTAGTCGCTCAAAAGCATCGAGCTGCCCTTCCGCGTGCGCATGTACTATTTCTGTTCTGGCAATTAGCCTTGCTCTTACTTTATCAATCCCTGTTATTGTATTATTTAAATTTCTAGCAATCTTATGTGCGCCATATCCATTAGACAATCCATCCGCTAGTACACGGCTCATTTGCTGCCCCATGGTAGCACTTATTCCTTTGAGTTGATCGAACGCGCGTGTGTACAGTAAATTGAGCTTAGACACCGTCTCTGGGGCTGCGAATGAATCTGTTAGAAATCTAGCTTTTGATCCTTCATAAAAATCTAAACTTTTTGCTAATTCGCTTTTGTGTGTGTCGGTATATGCCCGCACAACTCCTTTCCGGTATGCTGAATTAATATATTTGTTTGTCCATGGATCGCCTTTTCCATCAATTGTCAATACGCCTGTTTCGACTTGATTTCCCAACCAAGATTTAAAAGATTCTAATTTTCCTACATCCGTTTGGAATCGCCATATTTGTTTTTCCGCATTGAATGCCATAAAGGAATCACCGATAAGCCCGAAGGCGTCATCGGTAACAATTAAATTTTTCAGATTCCTTTTTAGCGTGTTAAAACGTCTATGCAAATCCGCGATAAACTGACGTCTTAAAACGGTTGACCGAGTTGGGTCAAAATGACTAACAGCCATTATTTATTTTCCTTTCATTCATTAATAACGACGACTGGAGTTTCATTATTATTGTCGTCGTCATCGTCATCGTCTATGTCATGATTATGTTCCCCGTCCACCTCATTGATGAATCCAATTAAGCCTTTTTTAATTTGTTCATTTTCTTCTTTACTTAAATTTCCGAAGATACTGAAAAATTCGTCCGGCGCGATAATTCCTTCACATCCACCACTAACATATTTCGCTATTGCCTCTGCCCATTTTGCGGCATTATCCGCTTGTTCATTATCGGTTTGTGTATTTAAATCTTTCCACTCAATAAAATATTCTACTGGCGTTGGCAATACACCAATTTCGATCAGTCTATCAATTACCGGGCGGATTACCAATGGCGAAATATAATCTTCTTGTCTTTTTTTCAATCTACCATTCCACGTTCTGGTATCTTGACTTGACGCTAATTCCCCTTGCTCACTGCCCATAAATTTTCTTTTTGGGACTCCTATGGCAATACAAATTGCTTCAAGATTTGCATGAAAGTGTTGACTCGGATCTTCAACTTGCGGGGCCAGACTTTTTACCGATACTCCTGTCAAAGCGAGATATCTTTGCAAATTATTCATGTATGATTCCATCTCTTCCCGCAATGAAGCCGTATCTAATTCTACGGAAGAATCGTCTTGATCCACCTCAAAACTATAACCGGGGAATGCCCCCTTCCAAAACATTTCACCAGAACCAGAAAGAATTTTTCTAATGTCCAAAAGCCGATTATAATTATCCTGCATTCGTGGCGTTCCGTAGACCTCACTCATTTGTCGCAAGTCTGCCATATGCACAATTCTTGACCAGTGGACTTTGTTTTGTGTACTTGTACCGCTCGCACTACCGTCTTGAAATGTAATGGCATACATTAGCGGTAATCCGAATCTAGGATTACTCGTATCGTTTTCCCAAGTCGCTACAGTCACGACTGATTCTTCGAATCCCCGTAAATAAATTAATTGATGTTTAGCCTCTTTTGAATTTTGTTTTTTCGTTGACAAATTTAAATTTCCGGTAACTCCCTCAATAGGTTGTGCCAATGACAAGCCGTCATCAATTCCGAGTAGCAATACGCCGAATCTACCAATACCTGACAATTGATCTACGCGGGAAATGAAATGGAGTAGCCGATATTTTTTATTTATTTCCTCAAAAGCTTTTTCAAATTCTGTATTTTCTTCTGATTCTTTATTTTCAGTAATAAGGGGCATCATTGCCCATGATTCCTCTACCCAGATATTCACTACACGAGCGGCGATTCCTTCCCGCTCATACATGGCGTGATATTGTTTTGCAGATATGCTTTCCGGGTATCCACAATCATTATTTAAATCTCTGCCCGTTGGATCAAGTAGATTGCCTAATAGCTCACTCCTCGTTGTGAGTACATTATTAATCATGCTATCGTATTTTGCTTGCCAGCCCTTTTTTGTATTTGTTACTGGCGTTTTCACTTTGTGCATTACACTCTTTTTCTTAATAGATTTAATTATTGCCATTTTGAATTTTTCCTTTGTTTTCTGATAAACTTTTTATTTTTTATATCATATTCAAAAAATTCTTGTTTGTGACTTTTCCTTTTTCTTGTCTTAATTTCTTCTGATTCATTTTCATTATCCAGAATTTTAATATCTATTATCTGCATTGACTATTTTTCCTTTTTATTCAGCAAATCCAATAACATCAATCGTAATCAAAGGATCTTCACAAGGCTCTTGTTCTACATATATATTTTTTACCCCTTCGACAATATATTCTTCATTGTTATGGACAATATAAATTATAATTTCCCCATTCTTTTCCTTAATGATAAACCTTGGATCACGTTTTTGTTTTGTTGTAGCACCTGCTGATTTAATTTTAAAAATTAAAAATCCTTCTTCCCACTTAGCTAAACATATTGATTGTATAGCAGTAATTTCAACCCTACCCGGTTGTAAAATTGGAAGTAGTGTTCCATCTTCCATTATCTTTGTTCCTATCCGTACGGTTTTTTCTTTTTTATCAATAGTCATTTTTATTTTTCCTTTTCCGAATCACCCATGGAATAGTTACCCGCTTGCCGGTCTTTTAATTCCCCTAATTTTGATTTATTCCAATTGTTAATCATACTAAAATACCCCACAACACGGGACATATGCGCCAACACAATAGGTTCACGAATGCCTAATAAAATTTCAAGTAGCGTATTACGATCATTATCCAGTATAGCGTCAAATGTCAATCGTGTTGTAAAATTACCACATTTCACATAAATATTATCACTGTCAATCATACCAGTAAGCAATTCATGATTTTCGACCATTTCAAAAAATTCTAATAGCTTCATTATTCTTTTTCCTTTTATTTTTTTTCTTCACGAATGACACACAAGCTATATCATCACCATCCCGTAGACATGTTTCAGGATATGCACAACAATATGTTGTCTGCGTTTTTCTATATCTTGGAATACCACTCAAATTAAAACCTGAAAGAATTTCTAAGTCTTTCCATTTTCGAAAATATTTACAATCATGACATGTATTAGACATTATTATTTTTCCTTTTTTGTATTACTCATTTTTACTTTTCCTTTCCCATAAAAATAAAAAATTACAAAGCGCCCGCGCGTCTTTTCACTGCATGCAATTTTGCAAAACTTCCGCTAGTTGCATCAACCTGATCCTTGTATTTTGATTTTGGCCAGTACCTTAACTCATTTATTATAGCGTTGTTCCATTCCCCTCTTATCATTCTGGTATTTCCGCTGTTAACTTGCGCCTCTAATGGGTATGCTCTATCCTCTTTGCTGCCCGTCGGTCTATCAGCATACACCCGGTATCCGGCAAGATTTCGTATGGTATTTTGAGCTGATTCTAATCCACCACTACCAGGCTCTTGTTCCACTCCGATTAATACATTCTGCCCGTCAATTTCAGCCGTTTGTTTAATAATACTTTCTCGTTCTGCTGCATCCCATTGTCCTATTTTTACATCCAGCCACCAATAAAATCCATTTTTATCTTTCCCCATCAATACGCCAGCCGTATAGCATCCCCCATCTTTTGTGCCTGCTTTATCCCAATACCTAACTTTTTGGATCATATGTTTAGGTGGGAATTGTTCAATTTGAATTAAATCAGTTTTAAATCGACCGCCGCCTCTTGGGATTGGTGATTGTTCAAATTGTCCGGCATATCCGTATGTCCCGAGATCCTTTTCAGCCGCATGCAAAACATTTTTTGATAATCTTACCGGATCCATTAATCCACCAATATATTTTTCTGCTAATTCAGGTGGGTTTATATTTTCGTCTAATTCAGCGGGAAGACAAATATGTTTTATGTCCCCTTCCTCAACTCTTTCCAGCCATTCGCCGGTCGGGTCATTTTCGTGGAGTCTTTGCATAATTAAAATTGTTGGTACTATTTTTTTTTCGACCTTTCGAGTTGGTAATGTTTCCCGCATCCAGTTATTAACGTTTGTCATTTCTGCTTCGCTGAATGCAGCTCTAGGATCTATTGGATCATCAATGACAATAGCGTGAGCATGGAATCCTGTAATGGAGCCACCTGTACCGACCGCTAGACGACCGCCACCATCTGTGTTAACAAAGTTACCTTTCGTATTTTGGTCGTCGCTTAGAATGCATTTAGGCCATAGAGATTTATATTTTTCAGATTGTATAATAATACGACTTTTGCGAGATAAATCCAATGCTAGCATATGAGCAAACGATCCATTAATAGTCCTTGCAGTTGGCATTCTTGACCATAGCCAAGGTGTTAGCATGACGCTACAGATAGTTGATTTTGTTGAACCGGGGGAAATATTAATTAATAAATCGTATTCTTTTTCTTTTTTCTGTATCATCAATTCCATAACATATTGCACTTCATCACATAAATATTTAATATGCCAATTCCAGATAGGATCTTCTGGAATTACAACATCCCAAAAACATTTTACAAATTCATAAAATGAGTCTTCGCAAATACTAGCCTGTAGTCTTTGTTTGGAAATTAGCATTTTTTAAATTCCTATTGTTTCTGATTTTAATTTCTTTGTTGATAAATATAGAATGTTTTTTGTCTAACTTGTTTCGTACCACTGTTTGGAAAAACTCTTTTGAAAATTTAATTTTCAATATCTGTTTTTGTAATTGGTGTTTTTGCCTCTTTTCCCTTCCTCTTTTTCCTTTTGTTCCATAGCTGCAAGAATTTGTTTTCGTACATCAAGTGGCAGATCGAGAGTATCGAGAGGTAGTAGCGTCTCATTCTGGACGTGAATGGGTATTTTGCCACCTTCGAGAGTGACTTCTTTCCGCTCTTTATATCCTTCACGTTTTCTCTCCAGATACCATTTTGCAGTCCGGGCGGATACTCCAAAATCAAGGCGCTGTTCCATCATCGTCAAAATTGTATTTTCAGCGATATCAGCAATTGCATCTATTTCATCACGTAATGCATTTTGGATATCTTCATCATCTTTTTTCTTCCATCGATTTACGGTGATGCGCGTACAATTTAATTTTTCTGCTATCATCTTGGAAATGCCACCCGTATTTTGTAGTGCCTTAATGAATTTTACTTTTGTGATTATTGCCGCAGACTTCCTTGTTTTCTTCCTCATTCTTATTATAGCCATTAGACAATCCTTTCTTGTTGTTTTAGGAAAATTATTTTTTGATACTACGATAGACATCACAATTTTATTTTTCTTGGCATACCAACATTTATGGTATAATATTTGTTTTCAAAATAATTTTATTTTTCTTGCTTTTTTCTGAAAGATACTGTATATATAAAGTTTAGTGGCAATCAACATACACATTTCCCAGACAAATTTAAAATCCCACTCCCACTCCCACTCCCACACAGCCAGCGTATAGTCTATGAGACTATACCAACTAGATTATCATTATTCAATTAGATTATGATTACCACTATTACTATATA